TGGCTTCGTACATCTCTGCGAAATTATGAAACTCAGTTTTATTTTGTTTTTTATTTGAAAAGGAAAAAATGACAGCGGGCAGACCACCAAAACCAATCGAAGTAAAAAGGGCAACAGGCAATCCAGGCCAAAGGCCTTTGCCTGCGTTGGCCAGTGTGACGCCGCTTGCGATGGCACGCGAAATCCCACCAACACCTGCGTACCTTCAAGCAGAAGGCGCAAGATTATGGGAACGCGCTTGGGCAATTGCAATCACTTGGCTCTCGCCTGATTCAGATATGCAAGCGGTGGAAACTGCGTGCCGATTGGCTGATGCAAACGTCGCTGCACAAAATAAATTTATGGCAACACTTGAAGCAGCAGATGCACGTGCATTCACAGCAGTTAATAAAGCCTTTCGTGAATCATTAGCGGCTTTAGGCTTTGACCCAACATCACGTTCACGCCTTGGTGTTGCTGAAGTTCAAAAGGCATCAGCCTTAGATGAATTGCTAGCGCGAAGAAATAAACGGGATAACTAATGACAGCCATTGGGGGATGGCCACCGAAATACATCTCGGCAGTGTCACCCGACGAATATCAACGCTCTCGCGGTGATGATGTCATTGACTTCGCCGAAGCACTTTGCAAGATAACTAAAGATTCAGTTGCAGGTAATTCTGGCGAGCCATTGATATTCCGCGATTGGCAAAAGGAATTGACTCGCAATCTTTTTGCTGTAAAAGACAATGGCAAGTTAAAACATAAGATTGCCTTGATTGGCCTTCCCCGCAAGCAAGGTAAATCAGCGTGGCTATCATCTATCGCATTAGAGCATCTAGTTCTTGGACCACAAGGTGGCGAGATTTATTCTTGCGCTGCTGACCGTGACCAAGCCAAGATTGTTTTTGGCACTGTCAAAGAGATGATTCGATTAGAACCTGAATTGCAATTCTTGCAGGTCTATCGCGATGCCATTTACAATCCAAAGAATGGCACAAGTTATCGAGCGCTATCGGCTGAAGCATTTACCAAAGAAGGTCTATCGCCAACCTTTGTAGCCTTTGACGAATTACACGCACAACCAAATCGTGAACTCTTTGATGTAATGTCACTAGCAATGGGCGCAAGACAAGACCCGATGTTGGTAGCAATTACAACTGCTGGTGTTAAAGTAGATTCAAGCGGTAAAGATTCACTTTGCTATGACCTTTACAATTACGGAAAACGAATTGTAAGCGGTGAAGTAAATGACCCATCATTTTTCTTTGCTTGGTATGAAGGCAATGATTTAATTGATTACAGAACTGAAGAAGCCTGGCTGATTGCAAACCCAGGTTATGGCGACATATGTGCCGCCGATGACTTTGCCAGCGCAGTGTTGAGGACGCCAGAAGCAGAATTCAAAACTAAACGATTGAACATCTGGACATCTACTCAGACTGCCTGGCTTCCTTCTGGAACCTGGGAAGCATTGATTGATAAAGAACGTGAGCCAGAGCCAGGCGAAGAAGTTATCTTGGCATTTGATGGTGCGTTCTCTAACGACTCAACTGCTTTGGTTGCTTGGTTACTTGGTGGAGAAAAACCACACTTGATGGTTGTTGGATTATGGGAAAGGCCAAGCGATGCAGACAACACTTGGCACGTTCCAGTCGCAGAAGTCGAACAAACCATTATCAACAACACTGCACGCGATAGTCGTTTTAGTGTGCGAGAGATTGTTTTCGACCCTGCCAGATGGCAGCGAACATTTATGGTCCTCGACGAAGAAGGACTGCCAGTAGTCTCATATCCAAACAGCGCCGAGCGTATGGTGCCAGCAACGCAGAAGTTTTATGAAGCAGTTGTTAATGGTTCTTTCACGCACGATGGCGATGAACGCTTAGCACGTCATATGAATAACTGCGTGACAAAGCAATCTTCACGCGGTGTAATGGTTAGCAAATCAAATAGCAAACGCAAGATTGACGCAGCCGTTGCCAGCATCTTTGGCTATGACCGCGCCACTAGCGCCCCTGAAGCAAAGGCGCCAGTTCCAAAATTCTTTTCACTTAACCTGTAAGGAGTAACAATGAAAAAAATAGATTGGGCAATTGCCGCTGAAGTTTTTGGCGTTGCGCTCTTTACCGTCGGGGTTGCAATGATTTCACTTCCGCTAGCGTTAATGGCAATTGGCGGATTCCTAGTCTGGGCAACGGAGAAGTAATGACTGCTGGTATTTACAATTTTACAATAGACCAAGGTTCTAATTGGAATCTGAATGTTATCTATAAAGATTCCGCTGGAGCCGTCATAAACCTAACTGGCTACACAGCAGCAATGCAATTACGTCAGAACTATAATTCTGATACTGCTGAATTGACGCTTAATACTTCCAATGGTGGCATTGTTATCACTGGCGCACAAGGTAAGTTGTTTTTGTCAGCGACAGCAGTGCAGACTGCTGCTCTTGATGCAGGTTTTTATGTTTATGATTTAGAGATTTCATCAGGGGGAGTTGTCACAAGACTTATCCAAGGTCAAATCACAGTTGCAGGCGAGGTAACCCGTGTCTAATACAGTTGAGATTTTTGAAGATACAAACACCGTAGTCATAAGCGATGTTGGTATTGCAGGCCCTGTCGGTCCAACAGGTGCTACGGTGCTACTGGTGCTACAGGTGCAACAGGTCCGACTGGTATTCAAGGTTCAACAGGACCAACAGGTGTTACTGGTCCTGTTGGTGCAACAGGTTCTATCGGCGCAACTGGGCCAACTGGTGTTACAGGTCCTATCGGTGCAACAGGAGTAACTGGTCCTATCGGTGCAACTGGCGATATTGGACCAACAGGTGCAACAGGCCCGCAAGGTATTCAAGGAATTCAAGGCGTTCAAGGAAATGTTGGCGCAACTGGTGCTACTGGTCCTCAAGGCAATGTTGGTGCAACAGGTCCTCAAGGCGATACTGGTTCAACTGGTCCAGTAGGCGCAACAGGTGCGACGGGTTCAATTGGTGCAACAGGTCCTCAAGGTTCAACTGGTCCAGTAGGTGCAACAGGTGCTACTGGTCCTACAGGTATTACTGGCGCAACTGGACCGACAGGTGCAACTGGCGCTACTGGTGCAGGAATTCAAATTCTTGGTTCTTATGCAACTCTTGCAGCGCTACAAGCAGCACATCCAACTGGCAATCAAGGCGATGCTTATATTGTCGGCGCTGGTGACCTTTATGTGTGGAACGTTGTTAACAGTCAATGGGAAAATGTAGGAAACATCCAAGGGCCAACAGGCTCAACAGGTCCTACTGGACCTATTGGAGCCACAGGCGCTACTGGACCAACAGGTGCGACAGGTGCAACAGGCGCAACAGGTGCAACTGGTGCCGATGGTGGCTCTGCTAACTATTACGACTACAGAGCAAATACAACTAGCACAACGGGCGACCCTAGCAGTGGTGACATTCTTTGGAATAATGCTACACAAATTTCTGCCACTCAAATCAATATCAGTCACATAAATGATGATGGCGTTGATATTGACATATTTTTAGCGCTTATCAAAACAAACGATGTAATTATTGTTCAGGATAAATCTTTATCCGATAACTACCAAAAATGGACAGTATCGGCAACACCAACACTTCAAACAGGCTATGTTGAAATCCCAGTAACTCTTACAGCATCAGGTGGTACAGGCACAACAAATTTTGCAAGCAATCATCAGTTAATTGTTGCAATTGTTTCAGCAGGCGTAGTTGGGCCAACAGGTGCAACAGGACCAGTTGGTGCTACAGGGCCAGTTGGTGCAACAGGTGCGACAGGTGCGACAGGTCCAACAGGACCTATTGGCGCAACTGGACCACAAGGCGTTCAAGGCGATGTTGGAGCAACAGGACCAGTCGGAGCGACAGGACCAGTTGGTGCAACTGGACCAGTTGGCGCAACAGGCCCAGTTGGAGCCACAGGACCACAAGGAATTCAAGGTGATGTTGGAGCAACAGGACCAACAGGTGTAACAGGACCTGCTGGCGCTGAAGGAGCAACAGGACCAACAGGACCACAAGGCGCAGTTGGCGCGACTGGTGCGACAGGACCACAAGGTGTTCAAGGAATTCAAGGCGATGTCGGTGCAACAGGACCTGTTGGTGCAACAGGACCAGTTGGTGCTACAGGTTCCACAGGACCCATCGGTGCAACGGGTGCAACAGGGGCAACAGGTGTTGCAGGTTATACAGTTTTAAGTGGAACGGTTGACCCAACCACTGAAGGTGTTAATGGTGATTTCTACATTAACACTGTAAGTAATCAAATTTTTGGTCCAAAAGCTGCAGGAACTTGGCCAGCAGGTGTAAATCTTGTTGGCCCAACAGGTGCCACAGGTCCAATCGGAGCAACAGGCGCAGTTGGTGCAACAGGTGCAGTAGGAGCAACAGGACCAATTGGTGCAACAGGTCCAATTGGTGCCACGGGTGCAGTTGGTGCCACAGGACCGCAAGGAATTGCTGGCGATACAGGCGCAACAGGGCCAGCAGGTGCAACAGGGCCAACAGGTCCAACAGGACCAGTCGGCGCAACAGGTGCGACGGGTGTTACTGGCGCTACAGGACCAGTTGGCGCCACTGGTGCAACAGGACCATCAACACCTGTAGATGAATTAACAATTCAAGTAATAATGCAATCACTCTAATCGAAAGGCAGTCGTAACTAATGGCGACAACATCAAAAACCCTCTTCCGTGGAGCGGCAACAACAAGCACTGGAACTACTCTTTACACAGTGCCAAGTGCGACCACTACTGTGGTGACGAACATCATTGTTACTAACACGGCAGCAAGTGCTGGAACATTCACACTTGGTCTAGGTGGCACAAACCTTGCCACCACAGTTGCTGTTGGTGCTAATGATTCAACTGTTTTGGATTTGAAACAAGTTCTAACCGCGACTCAAACCATCACAGGCGGCGCATCTGCGACCACTATTAATTTCCACATTGCAGGCGTGGAGATTGCTTAATGTCACCTGCATATAAATTCACAGCGCCTGGCACATTTGTAAATCCACGCACTGTCTATAAGAGTATGTTAGTTGGTAATGCGACGTTTTTTGCTGGTTCTTATGAATCTATTGCTACTGTTACATCTACTGGTTCTTCTGGAAACTTGGTATTTAGTTCTATTCCTGGAACATATACTCACTTACAGATACGCGGCATCTTACGAACAAACGACACTGGAACTTTCAATAATACAGCACTAAGATTTAATTCAGACGCTACTTCAAGTTATGCCTTCCATACTTTATCGGGTAACGGAACAACCGCATCAGCAAGTGCTAATAACAGTTTTACTAAAATCAACGACTTTATGAGAGCAGCAAGTGATAGTTTGGCATCAGGTATTTTTTCAGTAGCGGTCATTGATATTTTAGACTATGCCAACACCAATAAATATAAAACTATGCGTGTTTTGCAAGGTGGCGATAGTAATGGTTCAGGAATTGTTGGATTAAATTCTGGTCTTTGGATGAAGACGGATGCAATTACTACTATCACCATTGAACCTTCAGGTGGAACAGCAATAACTAATTCAACCTTCGCACTCTACGGAATAAAGGTGGCGTAACTATGCCAGCAGGACCAACATACGAACCGATAGCAACGACAACGCTAAGTAGCAGCCAAAGTAGCGTTACATTTTCGTCAATTAGCGGAAGTTATACAGATTTGGTTTATGTCATCTACAACAAAACTGGGGGAGTAAACACAGGTATAAGATTTAATAGCGATGGTGGGTCAAATTATTCTCTTACTCAACTTTACGGAGATGGGTCTGCTACCGCATCGCTTAGGTCAAGTAACGTAACATACGGGATTGCTGGAGTTATTCAAAGTGATGCAACTGTTGTTGGACATATTATGAATTATTCCAACACGACAACAAATAAAACTCTTATTGGCAGGGGTGGTGCTGGTAGTGGAACATATGTTGATATTTGTGTGACATTATGGCGCTCTACTTCCGCCATTACGAGTGTAACTTTTTATCAAGGCGAAAATACAGGTACCTGGGCTTCTGGCTCAACCTTCACCCTTTACGGTATAAAGGCGGCGTAACTATGGCACTAACTTATACGGCAATAGCAACAACTACTGTGGGTTCAGGTGGGGCTGCAAGCATCACCTTTTCAAGCATCCCTGGAACGTATACTGATTTGGTTGTTAAGGCTAGTGTTCGTTCTAACCAAGGAAACATTGCTAACAGTTTAACGATTCAATTTAATGGTTCAAGTGCAAATTTTACTTCTCGTTTTATTGAAGGAAGCGGCTCAACGGTTTCTTCTTTTACTTCAACAAACACTATTGGAAATGCTCAGGGTACTTCGTCAACATCTAATACATTTTCTAGTGTTGAAGTTTATATCCCAAATTATACAGGTTCAAACAATAAATCTTTTTCAGCAGATGGTGTGACCGAAAATAATGCTAGTATTGCTTACGCAACTTTAGGCGCTGGATTGTGGTCGCAAACTGCTGCTATTACTTCGGTTGCTATTGTTATGAGTAATCTCGTTCAATACTCAACCGCCACCCTATACGGAATCAAGAAAGACTAGGAAAGGAAAACAATGCCAACCAAACTCGTTGTAGATTGCTCAACAGGAGTAACTACTGAGGTAGAACTTACCGCTGAAGAAATCGCACAAGCAGAAGCAGATGCTCAAGCATTCGCTGTAGCAGAAGCAGAACGCATCGCAGCAGAAGAAGCAAAGGCAGCAGCCAAGGCTGCAGCCGAAGCCAAACTAGCAGCACTTGGTTTGACCGCAGAAGAAATCGCAGCATTAGGTAAATAATCTAACATCGGGGAATGTAATGAGATTTCACGTTGTGGCATTGCCACATACGCAAGTAACGAAAGAATTTGCAGGATGCGCCTTCACCGAAAAGGTCAGGCGCTTTTGCATAATGATGACAGGTCTTGGTCACGAAGTTTATTTATATGCAGGCGAGCAAGTAGATGCGCCAGTTACCAAACTCATCACCTGCATCTCAGAAGAGCGCCGTGCCGAGGCGGTAGGCACCGCCCACTACACACAGGCAAGTTTCGACACCAACGCGCTGCACTGGCAAATCTTTAACACCAATGTGATTAGGCTAATGCAGAGCCATTTGCAAGAGCGTGATTTTATCTGCCTCATCGGTGGATACGCACATAAGCCAATTGCCGATGCTTACCCAAGCCACACTAGCGTTGAATTTGGCGTTGGTTATGGCGGAGTATTTAGCAAGTTTAGAGTTTTTGAATCATATGCCTGGATGCACTCAATCTATGCAGGATGGAAAAATCCAACAACAGTTGATGGTCAATTCTTTGATACTGTGATTCCAGGCTATTTAGAATCAGAGATGTTTCCACTTGGTGAAGGCAAAGGCGATTACTACCTCTTCATTGGCCGCCTCATTGAACGCAAGGGCTACCAGATAGCGCAAGAAGTCTGTGAGCGCTTAGGCAAGAGACTTATCTTGGCAGGTCCTGGCGAGCAATCAGGCTATGGCGAATTTGTAGGCTCAGTAGGTCCAGAACAAAGAGCGGAATTGATGGGCAATGCCATCGCTACCTTTGCCCCAACGCTCTACATCGAACCATTTGGAAATGTAGTTATTGAAGCCCAAGCCTGTGGAACCCCTACTATCACAACCGACTGGGGCGCATTTACAGAGAATAACATCAACGGTCTGACAGGCTACCGTTGCAGAACGCTGCAAGAGTTTATGGATGCAGCCGAAAACGTTAAAACACTAGACCGAAAGAAAATCAGAGAACATTCTGTTGGCCGATATGCGCTAGATGTTATCGCCAAAGAGTACGAAGATTACTTCCGCAAACTGCTAACCCTTTGGGATGGCGGTTGGTATCAATTAAGAACAGAAAAGGCAGGCAATGAGTCTATCTAAAAGACTTCGCGCAGCAGGTGAGAAGCGTGCGCAGAATCAGTTTGTTGAACCGCTGATTCCAGGCAGACCAGCATACGCATCGCCAGCAGGCGTTGATGTTAATTCTGAAACTGCAATTCGTATGTCAACCGTATATGCCTGCGTTCGTTTGCTTGGCGATACAATCTCTTCATTACCACTTGGTGCTTATGTTCGCCGTGGTCGCAACCGTATTTCATATGCTGCTGTTTATGGCGAAGTTCCAACTTGGGTAAATAATCCAAATCCAGAGACAACACGCCTTGAATTCTATGAGCAAATCATTGCTTCACTTAACCTAGAAGGCAACGCCTTCATCCTTAAAGTAATGGATGAAATGGGCGATGTTGTTGAACTATATTGCTTGAATCCACGCGATGTTCTAGTTGAGCGTCCAATACCAGGTGAGCCTGTTCGTTATCGCGTTCGTGATGCTGTAGGCAACTTCTCATTTACTCTTGATGCAAACCAAATTGTTCACATCCCGCTCTTTAGACTTCCTGGACAACTTCTAGGTCTTGGTCCAATCGGTGCAGCCCGCGTAACCCTTGGTTCTGCAATGGCTGCTGAAGTTTATGCTGCTTCATATTTCGGCAACGCTGCCAATCCTGGCGGCGTTATTGAAGCGCCAGGTGATATGACAGAAGAGCAGGTTTCAGACCTTGCTCGCGATTGGAATATCACACACACTGGCCCATATAGAGCGGGCAAAATCGGCGTGTTAACTGGTGGAGCGTCTTTCAAGCCGCTCACACTAAACGCCGCCGATGCCCAGTTGCTTGAAGTCAGACGCTTCGGGGTTGAGGAAATAGCCCGCCTATTTCGCGTGCCTGTCTCGCTACTGGGCCATCCTGTTGCTGGTGCGATGTCATTTGCATCAGTTGAAGCGCAGAACTTATCCTTTGTTCAACATTCACTTCGCCCATTATTAGAGCGCATTGAACAAGCACTCTCACCATTACTTCCAGAATCAGATGGTTTCATCAAGTTTAATCTTGATGCGCTGCTTCGTGGCACAACAATTGAACGTTATGACGCCTACACCAAAGGACTTCGTGAAGGATTCCTTTCATTAAATGATGTTCGCGCTGTTGAAGATTTATCACCACTAGGTGAAGCAGGCGACCAACACCGTGTGCCATTGCAGAACATTGATGCTGCTGATGCTCCTGAAGTTGGTATGAAACTTCGCTCTGAAATCATTGCTCAACTTGTTCAAGTTGGCTTTGACCCACAGGCAGTTCTAAAGGCACTTGATATGCCATCAATCAAACACACTGGTGTTCCATCAACTCAATTGCAGGCAGTTTCAACAATTGACCCTGCATCTCCTGAAGCAGTTTATGAGGTTGAGTAATGCCTTATTACATCTCAGAGAATCAAAGTGATTGTGATGGATGGGCAGCAGTAAAACAAGAAGCAGATGGTTCATATACAACTATTGGATGTCATAGCACAAAGCAAGATGCGATTGACCAGATGGTTGCAATTTCGATTTCAGAAGATATGGAACCAGGTGGAGAAGTAAGAGCAGTTGATTTATCTGCTCCTTCATTTATTCGTGAGAATGCTGCGCGTGGTTTGAAGTATTTAGAAGAAGGCTTTGGGGGAGATGGTTTAACTGATGGCACAAAGCGTGAAGCACGCGAGATGGCATCAGGAAGAATTACAGAAAACAAGGTTCGCAAAATGGCACCTTGGTTTGCC